TAGTGATGGGCAAACCCTTTCTATCTACCGTACAAATTGTATGGCTAACTTTACTAGCTCAAGGCTAGGTCTCGTAAATGCTACGGGTACTAGCTATGACGCTTTATTCCTTAAAACTTTTTCGGGAGAGGTTCTGTCTTCTTTCCGTAAAGCAACAGTGTTCGAGTCTCTACATAACGTACGGACTATAGCATCAGGGAAGAGCAGTCAGTTTCCAATAATTGGAAATTCTTCAACTTCATATCATACACCTGGTACGCAGCTTACAGGTAATGCTATCAAGCACGCCGAGGTAACAATCAACATCGATGACAAACTTGTATCACAAGTATTCATCGCAGATATTGATGAAGCCAAGAATCATTATGACGTGCGTAGTCAGTATTCTGTTGAGATGGGTAACGCATTAGCGTACACATTCGACAAGAACGTAGCAGCTACTATTGCTCAAGCAGCAAGAACCAGCACTAACGCTAACACTGACCTACCTGGTGGTACTCGTATCAAGATTGTTGCTGCAAACAAAGCAGCTATCACAGGTGCAAACTTAGTTGCTGCAATGTGGTCAGCAGCCGAGCAGTTTGATATCAACAACGTCCCAGAGAATGATAGATATATCGTTCTTGGCCCAACTGAGTACTACAAGTTAGCTCAGACAACAGACGTACTCAACAGAGACTGGGGTGGTTCTGGAGCATACGCAGATGGAACAGTCTTAAAGGTAGCTGGTATCAGCATCGTTAAGTCTAACCACTTGCCAACTACAAACCGTTCTGCTGTAACTGGTGAGAACAACACATACCACGCTAACTACACAGACAGCGTTGGACTTGTCTTCAACAAGCAAGCTGTTGGTACAGTTAAGTTGATGGACTTGAAGATGGAACAGACAGGATCAGATGTACATGCACTATGGCAGGGTACATTTATGGTCGGATCTATGGCTCATGGTACAGGCGTACTACGTCCAGACTGTGCTATCGAAATCTACTGGGCAACCAGCTAACTACCGTGGGGGCTATATGCCCCCTCTTTTCTTATGGGTCTTAATCTCACTTCAGAACTAGAGGCAGTCAACAAAGTATTAAGGATGATGGGTGAAGCACCTGTTAACTCCTTGGCTGGTCAGTTCGGTCTTGCTAAACAAGCACACGACACACTAAAAGAAACAAGCAGAACAGTTCAATCAGAAGGGTGGTCATTTAATACTGACTACGAGAGAACTCTGACTCGTACTGCTGGTACTAATGAAATTGAATTGAGTTCAGATATAAGCAGAGTGAAGATTGATCCTTATGAATACCCAGACAATGAGGTAGTGCAAAGAGGACTGAAGCTATACGACAGAAGAAAGAATACTTCTATCTTTACTGAAGATTTGAAAGCTGATGTTACTTACATTCTTGGTTGGACTGACCTACCTGAACATGCCCGTCAATTCATAATGACAAAGGCAGGTCGCACATTACAAGAACAGATACTAGGTAGTGCAGATCTAAGTAAGATAAACATTACAGCAGAAGCAGAAGCTAAAGCTTTGTTCATGGAAGAAGAGAATAATGCAGGAGATCACAATATGATTAGAGGTAATCCTAATCACACAGGAGTATTTCAAACTTATCAACCAAGTCGTACTGTTCTTAGGTAGATGCCTTTAGTTAGTTCTGCTATTCCCAACCTCATTAATGGGGTTAGTCAACAGCCACCTGCATTAAGACTGGCATCACAGGCAGAAGCTGTAATCAATTGCTTGCCTAGTCCAGTTGAAGGATTAAAGAAACGTCCATCAATGCAACACGAAGCTCAGTTGTTTACTGGCACAGCATTGAACTCAAGCAAAACTAATCGACCTTTCGTTCACATGGTCGATAGAGATGGGACTGTTAAATATATGATTATTATTTACGAGACAAGTAGTGGGCCAGCTATCAAGGTATGTGACTTAGATGGAACAACATACACACCAAGCACCCCAGACGGTGTTACCTATTTAGATGTAACAGGTTCACCTTCAGAACAAATCAGAGTTGCAAGTATTGCTGACTTTACATTCATTGTTAATAGAGAAAAGAAAGTAATAATGGACACTGCTTTGTCTCCTGTATGGGGAACAAAGTCAATGGTATTTATAAAGGCAGCTAACTATGACACTGAGTACAGCGTTAACTTAAACGGCACAACAAAAGTATTTAAGACAATGCCAGCAGGAGGTAGGGAAACACCTGCATCCTTTACCACTAGCAGCACAACTGTCACAGTCACAGCTAATGGTCATGGCTTGTCAACAGGAGATGAAGTTAAGATGTCATTCCCTGCTGGTAATGCAGCAGTAGCTGGTAAGTACACGATCACAGTTAACAGTGCTAACCAATTCCAATACACAGTCGCACTGTCTAGTTCTGCTTCTGGCAATTGCACTGTCGTTTATAACCCAACACTATCTAACGTCACAATTGCTGATGAGTTAGCCACCCTGCTTAATACAATCTCAGGGTTTACTGTTACTAATGACGACTACATCATTCGTATTACTAAAGATGATGGAGGTGCTTACACCTTAAGCAGTAAAGACAATAGAACTGGAGAAGATACCAAGGCTATTAAAGAAGTTGTTGATGATATGAGTGACCTGCCCACCATTGCAGAGCATGGCTTTATTGTCAGAGTGCAAGGAAGTAAGGCAACACAACTGGATGATTACTTCGTCAAGTTCAACACAGTAGCAGGCAGTGGTTTCGGAGATGGAACGTGGAAAGAAACAGTTGCACCTGGTATTGAATACAAGTTCAATGCAACAACAATGCCTCATGTCTTAGTTAGAAATGTGGCATCAAATGGAACTGTAACTTTTCAATTTAAGAAACATACATGGGGTGAACGATTAGCTGGTGATGCAACAACAGCACCTGAACCTTCCTTTGTCGATAGCTACATACAAAACATCAACCTCTTTAGAAACAGACTGGTGTTACTAGCAGATGAGAATGTCATCCTTAGTGCTGCTGCTGCCTTTGAAAGGTTCTGGCCTGAGACTGTGCAAACTGTTGTAGATAGTGACCCAGTAGATCTAAGCACTGGTGGTACTTCTATTAACTTCCTTGTCTCAGCAGTCGCATTTGCTAACACTCTTCTCTTATTCAGTAGGCATGGACAATTCAGGTTAGATGCAGGTATCAATGTCGGTTCTTCTTTAACACCAAAGACTGCATCAATCACAGCGATGACAACCTTTGACATGGCTGACACTGTTGACCCTGTTGCTGTTGGTCGTAACCTTTACTTCCCTATACCAAAAGGAGATAACTTCTCAGGTGTAAGAGAGTTCTTCCTGCCTGACTCCAGTGGTTCAGTTCCTTTATCAGAAGATATAACTGCAAGTATTCCTCGTTACTTACCAAGTAATATCTGTAGCTTTATTGCTTCAGTGTCAGAAGAAGCGTTAGTTCTAATTAGTAAAGATCAACCAAAGAGAATATATCTTTACAAGTTCTTCTATGAAGACGACACCAAACTTCAATCAGCTTGGTCTTACTGGGAAGTAAATGTAAATGATAATGCTAAGAGAATACTAGGAGCAGGTATGGTTGATAGTGATCTATATGCAGTTGTTGAATATAGCGATGGTGTTTACCTAGAGCATATAGTTATAAGACCTGAGAATGTAGACGCAGGCACAGAGATAGAAATCTTACTGGATAGGAAAACAACAGAGTCAGAGACAGGTGTTTCAACAACACTTATAAACCCTGGTGCATTAGGAGTTCAAACAACTATTACTCTTCCTTACCCAATAGCGGCAGGAGCACAGATGGTAGTAGTAGGAAGATACGAAGCAGACAATACAATTCTTAGACACGGACAAGTCATTGAACCTATTTCTCAAACAAGCAATTCCATTACAGTACTTGGAGATTTAAAGACTCAAGTAGGTGGCAAGACACCACGCTTCTTTATAGGTGAAAGGTATGAGATGACCTATGAGTTCAGCACTCCTTACATAAAAGAAGAACCCCCTGGTGGTGGTGTTGCAATAGCAGCAGGGCCAAAACTACAGATGAGGACATGGACTGTCTTGTTTGATGAGTCGTCAGCCTTTGAGTTAAAGGTTACTCCTGCTAGTAGAGACACAAACACTTATCCATATAACGGAATTGTCGTTGGGCAGTCACCTCCACTTATAGGAGATCCTTCAGTTCTTACAGGATCTTTCCGTGTTCCTGTGATGGCAAGCAATATAGATACTAAGATAGTAATAAGTTCTACGAGTCCACTACCTTGTCGATTCCAATCAGCCGAATGGGAAGGGTTCTATCATACGAGAGCGAAAAGGATGTAGCTTATCAAAGACGTACAGAGTTAGAAGATATTAGAATTATTGGCGACAATATGAGAGATAAAGATATAGCTGAAGTTAGAGCACAGTCAGGGCTAACACCTGTGGCTAGTTTGTTCTACTGTTTCTTTAAGAGTAACCCCTGTATGACTATGGTTAGCAGGCATGGGCATCCTATGGGTATGTGGGGTGTGATACCTGAATCAGATACGTCTGGTCGTATATGGATGTTGGGTTGTCAGTCAATGTTAGATGATGCACGTGACAAGCGTACGTTCTTAAGACGATCTAAGGTAGAGCTAGGCAAGATTATTCAGGAGTATCCTGTATTATTTAATGTAGTAGATGCTAGAAACGAAATCCATGTTAGATGGCTTCAGTGGATGGGATTTACATTCATCAAAAAGCACTCAGAATATGGGCCAGAAGGTCGTTTGTTCTATGAGTTCGTGAGGATTTAATTATGTGTGAACCAGTCAGCATAATTATGGGGGTCATGTCTGCTGGCCTTCAGATAATGCAGCAACAGGCAGCAGTCAGAGCACAAAATGCTCAGATAGAATTTGAGAACCAAGCAGCACAACAGCAATACGATCAACAAGTATTACAAACCACAGCCAACAGAACAGCAGAACAACAACAGAAAGTTTTACAAGATGATCTCATTGCACAAACCACATCTCTAGCTAATGAAGACTTTGAAAATAGAATTGCTCAGATAAATTTAGGAATGATGCAAGAATCACAAGCAGCATCACAACAAAAACAAGCAGCACAAAAAGAATTTCTGGAAGGTCGTGGAGAAATACTGGCCTCTGGTCGTGTAGGTAATAGTGTAAGTAGTTTGCTGGCTGACTATCGAAGACAGAAAGCAGCATTTGATTATGCAACAGATAGAAACTTAGCTTTCTCAGGAGCAGCAGCTAAACAAGATAAGAGAGGTGCAGCTATAGAAAGGGGAGCCAGAATTACTAGCCAACAGCCATACTTAGAACGAATGTTCCTTGACCCCTTAAAACCAATGATGCGAGGAAAAGTAAGTGGGCCAGGAGCTATAGGCTTCTTAAGTGCTGGCCTGAGTGGTGCGACTACTGCATTTAGTACACACACAGCTATGGTGGATGCAAATATATATAAGCCTGGTCAAGGCTATAACTTTAGTGGAAAAGGATTTAAGGTTAAATAATGGCTACTAAAAAATTCTCTTTCGGTTCTTCTGAAGTATCTACTACCAAGAAAAGAGGTGGTGGCCCTTCGATGGGAGCCAGCGTTGCAACTATTGGACAAGGTTTAGATCTAAGGATTCCAACTCTTCAACCTCAAGCATCTGCTGCTAGTACTTTCTATTCTCCTACTGCACCCAATGCACCAGCAGCAACATCCGTTCCTCAAGGATCTACTGTCGCAAAACCTAGTGGTGATCTTGAAAACTTAGCAAACAATCTTAGTAGCTTAAATCAAAACCTTACTCAGTTTGCTTCTACCTTTATTGAAAGTCAGGCTAAGTTAAACAAAGCAGCAGAGAAAAGAGCAGCAGAAGTAGCAATCAAGTTAAGGGAGACAAATGGGAATGTAATGGGTAAATATAATGACCTTTTAAATAAAGCTGATAAAGATAGAACTAACGAAAAATTATCTATAGAAAAACAAACATTAGCAAAGAAAAATTATGACACCCTTCGAGCAGTAGATCCAAGAGCCGCTAACTTTTTATCAAGAGCTTTAGAGTATCAACAAGGATTACAGCTAGTCCTTAATGCTCCTAATTACATAAACAATTTAACGGATGAAAGTGGTGCAATTAGAGTTCTAAAACCATACACAGATGATGGAAGTCCTAGTGAATTAGATACTGAATTAAACAATTATTATTCTCAAGGTGGTCTTAAATCTCCTGAAGTCTTGCTTGACTTAAGAGAAACAATGGTCAATACCAGTGCAAATATAAAGAGTCAGCAAGCTTCTAAATACGCAGCAAAACAAGATCAAAGATTGTTGTCGGGATTGAATACAAACCTCAACAATATGATCTTACAAAGAAAAGATTTAGGTGCTGATTATAAAAGTGGTCGTGCATTAACAGGTGTATTAGATCAAGTTAGACACGCAGGAATGACGAATAAAACTTTAAACAAAGTTAACGAAGAACTCATACCAACATTAGCAAGTTATGCAATCACTGTTTCTTTAAAACCTGACGGCACTCTTGACCAAGCAAAGTTTGTAGAAGTACAAGAGTTTCTTTACAAGGAACTTGCTGGTGCTAAAACTGGCCCTATTACACAAAAGAATAGACCTGGATTAGATACAAAACTAGGTACTAGCCCTGAGAAGCAATTTCAAATAGCCAGTGATGATAAAGCAAATGCAATGGATCTTAGTAATAAAAGAACAAATACTAGAAAATGGATAGGAGAAGCTAATAAAGATTTTGATACAGCATTACTACAATTTAACGACAGTGATCCTGACAAAGATGGCAACCAACCTTATACCTTTGAAGTTGTAGATGGTGATAAAACTACAACAGTTACAATTAGTGCT